TTTATGAGGAATAGCCCCTTATCTCCTATGCGCATGGCCGCACCGCTCCTTTGTGATTTATGGTGAGTCTCAACTCTCTACCGCCTTCTTCGCCAGAGCGCACAAATCCAGCGCCTCCACCGCCGCCGCCCCCGCCCCCGCCTCCGCCGCCAACGCCCCCGCCTCCGCCGCCCTCGCCGCCGCCCGCGCCGCCCGCCGCGCCGCCCCCGCTGCCTCCACCGCCCACGCCGCCCACGTCGCCGCCCTAGCCGCCGCCGCCGCATCCGCCGCCCGCGCTGCCCGCGCCGCCCCCGCCTTGCTACGGTCCTCTCCTCTTAGCCATTTATCCGCCCACTTATTCCATTCCGCATCCCTGGACACCGCCTTCGCGCACAGGATCGCGAATCTCACCCGCTGCTCTGTCGTGACCTCTGGCAGCGGTATCTCCCGCACTGTCGTCAGGCTCACGCACCCGCACTTGAGCTGCCCTTCTCGTAACGCGATTTCACCCTCCGCCTCCCACAGGCGGGGCGTTTTGAAATCAGCGTGTATTGGATTCAGCAACACCGCTATCAGAGGGTCCTCATATGCGTGTATGAATCCCTCCCCGCATAATCCATCCTCCCCCGTCCCGGAATGGGTGACGCCTTCGCCCCATTGAGTCTCGCCCTTGGTTCGGCCGTTTTTGTCCGTCAGCTTGTAGAGTGTCGTCACGACACCGCCTCCCTAGCCATGGCGCCTAAATCCAGCGCCGCCGCCGCCGCCCCCGCCGCCCATGCCGCCGCCAATTCCGCCGCCGCCGCCCATTCCGCCGCCCCCCACTCCGCAGCCGCCGCCGACGCCGCCGCTTCCGCTGCCGACCATGCCGCCCATGCCGCATCCGCTGACGCCGCCGCTCTCGCCGCCGCCGCCGACTCCTTGCCCCTTTCCTCGCCGCTTAGCCATTTATCGGCCCATGCATTCCACTCCGCATCTCGGCATACCTCCTTTGCGCAGAGGATCGCGAATCTAATCCGCTGCTCCGTCGTCACAACCGGCAGCGGAATCTCCCGCACCGTCGTCAGGCTCACACACCCGCACTTGAGCTGCCCATTCCGGATGGCGATTTCTCCCTCCGCTTCCCACATTAGCGGGTCGGGAAAATCGGCATGTATGGGATTCATAAACACAGCTACCAACGGGTCCTCATAAGCATGTATAAACCCCGGCCCGCATAATCCACCCTTGCCCGTCCCGGAATGAGTCACGCCCTCGCCCCACTGAGTCTGGTTATGGGTTCGGCCGTTTTCGTCCGTCAGCTTGTAGAGTTTCGTCATGCCTTGCTCCTTTTCGGGAAATGTGATACAAAAATCGGGCCATAGCAAGGAATTTATCATCATGTCCAGCCGAGCGAACAAGCAGGCCCGCCGGGGCGAGGGGCCGAACGCCCTGCAAAGGGCCGTCACCTATCCGGGGCGCTTCGTTAACACCGTCGGGGCGACGATAACGGGTGGGAACCGCGGCACTCCGACCGACGAAACCAAATACCTGTCTGATAAGGAGCTGGCGTTCTGGCAGCAGGGGCCGCGGTCTAAAAAGGCTAAAAAATGACCGTCGGTCCCCAGACGCCGTCCAATGTGACGCAGAAGGGGCGCGCCCTCGGTATAAGGCCGGCTGCGCCGGGTAAGCGCCGAATCCCCCGCCTGTTGAATGATAGAATGCCACGGATCGCGGAGGCGTTCGCCGAAGAGGTAGCGTCCGGCGGCTCGATCCGGTCGTTTGCCTCTAGCCTTGGACTCCCCCTCGCCACGATAACAGGATGGATGCAGAAACATCAAATAGTTAGGGAGGCATACGATCAGGCCCGGTCCGTCAGGGCAGACCTGAGAGCGGAGCGCATAGATGAGGTCGCTGACGGCGCGCTCGCCGGAGAACATGAGGTCCCGGCCGCCACGCTCAGAATCAAAGCCGACCAGTGGCTCGCACGTTGTGAGCGGCCGGGCTACTACGGGGACCGGACTCAGGTTACGGGACACGGCGGCGGACCAATCGAGGTCAGGTGGCGGAAAGACGACCAGGCGACGGATGTTCAATGTCTCACCGTGATTCGGTCCCCAGAGGAGGGCGAGGAAGACTCATAAAGTATTCGTGGGAGAGCCGGCGATAACGAGACTGAGAGATGAAGACTGCGGCGGACCCGTATTTCTCGACCAGACGCGCCGTTTTTCGGGCGACCACCCAATCAGGCCCCACGCGTGACAGCATGAAGGAGATAAACCCCTCCGGTTCGGTGGAGGGCATAAAAGGCTCCATAGCATCAGCACTCATCGCTCCCGCACCCCTCATAACATGGTTAATCCACGGTTAACCCAAACACCCGATACCCCACGACAGCGCAGCCGATAGAAGAACCGCCTGTATAACCGGTAGACGGCTTTCAGCTCGAACCGTGCACGCGTTCGAAGATGATCTTCGCATACCGAGTGGCGGTTTCACGATCCGCCTCCTTTACGCCTTTCGCCAGCTCAATCGCGGTAAGCGCGCGCTCCCCGTACTCCATTATGTACAGCTCGGCGCAGGCCGAGCTGGCGTAGGTGCGCAGGTGATCTATGAGCATCCGCCCCATCGACAGCAGGAATTTGGTTTCGTTCTTGAGCAGAGCTTCCATGGTTGTGTCCATTGGACTATTCCTCTCCTACGTCTCTACGGCCGAACACGGCGCGCTCGGCCTGACGCATGATGACGCCCATATCGGCGTCGTGCTCCTGCATGATTCGGACCGCGAGCGGCGTAGGGGCGCGATCCTTCCAGTCGTCGGACTGGCGGAACGGGCGGGACGGTATGATCTTACGCATAGCAACCTCCGGTTGATGAATTTGGAACATTCGGCTAGGAAAGTGCGAACCTCCTGCGGGCGGGAATCGGAGATGTTGGCAGAAAGCTCCAATTCCACAACCGTAGGAGGGTATTTGGGCCTTAATCGAGGTTTCGGGGGGCCTGCTCGACGCATATCAGACCGTCGGCGGCTTGAGTGAGCCAGGATTGATCCCTTGTAGGTCGGTCACTGACTCTTTCTGAATAACTTATTACCTTCTCGCCACAAACCCTTAAGCGACAAAATGGCAGCCTCCTTATATACGCCAGCGCGCTCTCTTGTTATAAGCTCGCCTTCCTTAAAGACATTAAAGCGCCCCTCGTAGGTGACAAGGGTGTACCCATTCCCCGCCGCGACAAAATCAATAGCGATGATCGGTTGCGCTTCGCCACGCTCAGTCGCGCCCGTTATGTGATAATTCAACCTTTCGTGCGGCCCGTGCGATCTTTTGAACTTAACACTCATAGCAGTATCTCCTGTAAGCCGGTCATTTTCATTCTCCTACAGATATCTCAGGAACTTGCCGCGGGGCGACCTGACCAGCCCCACGATCACGGTTTCTCCACACGCGCGGCGCTCACGGCCGAACTCGACGCGCTCGCCGGTATTCTCGCGCTCATGGGCGTCGGCGGCTTTCCGGGCGTCTCTGGCGCCGGCGGGGGAATCAGGCCACTGTTTCATAACGCGTTGCTCGACAGGTACCGGATGTATCGGGCGGCGAAGAGAAAGTCGCTTGCCTCCTTCCGCCCGCGCACGGTGTAGCAGTCTTCGGGGCCGGCTTCGCTATGGTCCTGGCGTCGTCCGGAGGGCCCGAATCTGTAGAGCGTCGCGCCATCGCCCGACGCAAATGTGTAGCAGTAGAACCCGAGGCTCGCAGCCCGTTCGATGATTTCTGATTTGGTCATTTTCAGTCTCCTCTTCTTACCCTCTCACCCTAGCACGTCAGACGTTAACGGTCCGTTACTTTTCCGCCACGCCCAACGATTTTTTTCTTGACGGGCCGGCACGGCTCATGCAAGGATCATCCCATCGAAAGATAAGGAGCGCGTTAACCCCCGATTAACCGAGACACCCGTTGGCCGGCGCACGACTCCCGCGAGTGTGGCGCTCGGCCCCGCCCCTCCCTCCCCCTCCCCCCAGAGGGAGGGGCGCTTCGGTTCCGTTAAGGTTATGGAAGGGTTAACGCTCATGTGACAGTGTGAGAACGGATGAGGAACGAAACCTGTATGAACCGGGAAGGGGAAGGGGTGATCACCCCCCGGTGGGGAGATGGGTACCGGGTGGGGCCCCTTCCCTCAACCGCCTCAAGCTAAAACCGAAATACAACCCAGGAGCGAATATGTACACATTCTTTATCTTCCTCATGGTGATTGCCACCCTCGTCATCTATGTCACTGACAGGTAGGCTGCGATGGAGTATCTGCCATGATCTGCTTTTCTCTCGGGCTTCTCCTCGGGGCCGCCATTATGGCGCTCCTCTATGAGCTACACGGCCCGAGGCCGTTATGAGCGCCGACCTGTACGACACGAAAGCCCTGTGCGGCGCCGTGACCCGCCGGGGCTACAATATGACCACGGCAAGCGGGAAACCGTTCTGGCCGTCCGATCCTCGCCCCCAGGACATACGGATTTCGGACATAGCGGCCCACCTGTCCCGCATCTGCCGGTTCAATGGCGCCATTAAAGACGACATAGACGTATACAGCGTTGCGCAGCATTCTGTCCTGGTTGAGCGATATTTTACCATTTTCAACCCCAATTCCTCGACGAACGCACGTCTGGCCGCCCTGCTCCACGACGCGGCGGAAGCCTATCTGGGAGACATGATAAAGCCGATCAAGGATTCCTACGCCGAGAGGAAGGCGCATGAGGCGCGGGTGTCGCGCGTCATCGAACAGAGGTTCGGACTCCGGCCGAAATCTCTTGACGATCCCCGTATCAAAGTGCAGGACTACAGGGCAGTCCTGACGGAGCACAGGGACCTTCAGGTCGATACCGGGGAGGTCGATTGGGGCCTCGATCATGCGCTTGCCGGCCCGTGGGAGGAGACCATAATCCCGGTCGGAACCGGAGAGGCGCGGGACATGTTTCTGGAGCGGTTCGCGGAACTTTATGGAGCGGAAGATGGAAAATAGCCCCAACGTCAAGCACGACGGCGGAAAGCTGCCGATTCTGGAGGGCTTTCTTGAGAGATTTCCCCGCGCCGTGGAGGCCGTAGCCGGGATTTCTGCCTTTGGACGGCTGAAATACGGAACGTTCGACGGGTGGGCGGCGGTGGAGAACGCCTTCGTCAGGTATCGGTCCGCCATGCACCGCCATGAGCTGGCAAGGCTTCGCGAAGAGGAGTACGACCTGGAGTCCCGCCTTCTCCATCTGGCCCATCATGCGTGGGGCTCCATGGCTACCCTTGAGCTATATCTTCGGGATCATCCGGATTCTCGTATAAACCCGGACTATGCGGAAAAGGGTATAAAAGATGCTCGATGATGCGGTATTCCACATACTGGACGAGTTTCTGAAATGGTCTCAGCCTCAGTCCATACGTCTCCACGCCGGAGAGCTGAAATCGTCCGAGGTCCGGCTCATTCAGTCGGTGATTCGCTCGATTCGCTACAATCTGGAAAGGGAGAGAGTCCTCCCGGAAGGATCGGAGAGATATGCTGGTCGTAAGGCTTGAGCTTCACAACGCCAATACGTGCGAGGTATCCACCATCGGATCGATCAAGATTGCCAATATGGGGATGAGCGAAACGAACACGGCGGATTACAACATCGGTGAGTTCTCCGGCGCCGTCAGCCCGCTTGCCTATGGAGCGGAGGTCTGCAACTCGGGCTACGTCCTGAACCATGACAGGGGAATGGACGTGTGGACTCTTGTCTCCAAGGCTCTGAAGAACCTTGGCTACGGCAAATCGAAGGAGGAAAAACCATGGCGGTGACGAGGGGCGGAATCGACTATCTTCTGGGTAGAAGCAACGCCAGAATCCGGACGAAACGCAAATAGCCATATAGGATATGGTGCTCCATGCCAGTCATCGAAATCCCGTATTCCCCCCGCAAGGCGTTCGTTCCATACCACGAGCGAAAGCAACGCAACGCCTGCATGGTGTGCCACCGCCGGGCCGGTAAAACCGTAAGCGCGGTGAATGACGACATACGGGACTCCCTCATCTCGAAGCATTGGGAAACCGGCCTTCCCCTTGAGCGATTCCGGGCCGCGTACATCGCCCCGACCTATGCTCAGGCAAAGGCTGTCGCGTGGGATTACGTGAAGCATTACGCCTCGGCAATACCGGGGGTGAGATTCAACGAGGCAGAGCTGCGGGCCGACTTTCCCAATGGATCGAGATACCGGCTCCTCGGGGCGGAGAACTACGATTCCCTGAGAGGAATCTATCTCGACAAGTGCACCATGGACGAGCCTGCCGACCAGGATCCTCGGGCGTGGCAGGAGGTCATCCGCCCGGCGCTGACGGATCGCAAGGGCCGGGTGACATTCATAGGCACCCCCAAGGGGCGCAACTCCTTCTACGATATTCACAAGGTGGCCGAGAACGACCCAGCCGGGTGGTTCTCGCTTGTTCTCAAATCCTCCGAAACCGGCTTGCTCGATCCCGCGGAACTCGCCATGGCCCGCCGGGACATGACCGAGGATTCGTATCTACAAGAATTTGAATGCAGCTTCGACGCCGCCGTAACCGGGACCTATTACGGCAAGGAGATGAAGGAAATGGAGGAATCGGGCCGCGTTACGTCGGTTCCTCACGATCCCCATCTTCTGGTCCATACGTCATGGGACCTGGGGGTTGACGACTCTACCGCCATCGTCTTCTGGCAGATATACGGCAAGGAATACCGGATCATCGACTATTTCGAATCGGCCGGCCAGCCTCTCGGTTTCTATGTCTCTGAAATACGGAAACGCGCCTATATCTACGGGGAGCATTTCTTCCCCCACGACGTTCGGGCGACCGAGCTACAGACCGCCAAGACCCGCGTCGAGGCTCTGAGGAGCCTTGGGCTTGAGCCCGCCATAGCGCCGAATCATCTGGTCGCCGATGGGATCACCACCGTCAGAAGGGTTCTGCCGTCAGTCTGGATAGATGCCGGTAAATGCGCCCGGCTGGTCGAGTGCCTGAAGCTCTATCGCCGGCAATGGAACGAGAAGAACAAAATCTGGTCTCAGAGGCCGGTGCACGACTGGACTTCACACGGGGCCGACGCTGTGCGATGTTTCGCCATGGCCTATGCCGACGACATCATCATGGAAGAGGACTTCGCCAAAGAGGGCTCTCTGAACGGATTCCGGTCCGGAAGAAACGACACAACGGGGTATTGAACATGAAGGTGGAGTTTTCCCATTTGAGGGACTATAACAACTACAAGCCGTACCGGCCGAAGGCCCTGAAGGAACGGGCGCGGCTGGCCGCCAGGAAATGCGGGGACGGCGCATGGCGCTCTCCTGTCCAAACCATGATACATTCTTACGTCAGGGACATTAACCAAAGGCCGAATCCCAATGGCTGACGAAGACGCGACCCATGACGCCGATGCGGAGAATGCCGATTCTGGCTCCTCATACGATACCCGCCTGTCCATGGAGGAAATCCTGTCTGGCCGGAATCTGGCCGATCTTCTGGCCGATACCGAGCTGGCCCGGATCGGCCACGACGTAATCCGGCATATCGAGATCGACGAGCAGTCCCGCGCCGACTGGATAGCGCTTCTGGACGACGGTCTCGACCTCGCCATGCAGGTGGCGGAGGTCAAGTCGTACCCGTTCGACCGGGCGTCCAACGTCATCTATCCCCTGATCACCACGGCGGCCTTGCAGTTCGCTCAGCGGGCCTATCCGGCCGTGGTGCCCGGAAATCGCATCGTTCAGTGCGCCGTGATCGGCAAGGACGATGGGCTCTACGAGGTCCAGCAAGACCCGCAAACCGGCGGGCCGGTCATGGACGAGTCCGGCAAGCCGGCGTCGCGCATGGTCACGCCGCCCGGCGTCAAGGCGGATCGGGCAGAGCGCGTATCCCGTCATATGTCGTGGCAGGTCCTGTTCAACGTCCCGGAATGGGAGACCGGCCTCGACCAGCTTCTGCACTACCTTCCTATCGCCGGATGCGCATTCCGGAAGGTGTTCTACAGACCCGACAAGCGCCGCCCCGCCGTGATCTGGATTCCCGCGGATCGGTTCATCATCAATAATGCGGCGAAATCCATCGAATCGGCTCCGCGGTTCGCCGAAAAGTACACGATCTATCCCTTTGAGATACGCCGGAAGGTGTCCTCCGGGGAGTTTCTGGACGTTCCTGTCAGCGATGTCCTTCCGGAAGCCGGAACGGAATACGGGGATGACGAGGCTCCGAGGATTTTCTTCGAAGCCTATGTGCGGCTCGATCTCGACGGGGATGAGAATCCCGAGCCCTATATCGTCACCCTCCACGAAAGCGGGAAGATTTTCCGAATCGACCCGAATTTCGCGGAGGCCAACGCCGACGGGACATTCGACCCGCTCGTTTCGTATGTGAAATATTCTTTCCTGCCCAATCCGAGGGGGGATTTCTACGACATGGGGTTCGGGTGGCTTCTCGCCCCGATCAACAAGGCGGTCAACACCGCGATTAACCAGCTTTTCGACGCCGGACACTGGCAGAACGCCCCGGCGGGCTTCATCGGACGGGGAATCCGCCTCGGGCGGGCCGGACGAATCGAGCTGACGCCTAATTCCCTGAAGCCTGTAGACTCTACAGGGGAGGAGCTGTCCAAAAATATCTGGATTTACGAACACCAGGGACCAAGCCAGACTCTTTTCCAGCTTCTCGGCATGATGATCCGGGCCGGGCAGGACATTTCCTCGGTTCAGGACATCTTGCAGGGGCGAACCGATTTCAACCTCGCCCCGACCACGGCGAGCGCCCTCGTCGAGCAGGGATTGCAGACTTTCACGTCGATTTTCAAGCGGATTCACCGCTCCCTCAAGGAGGAATTCGGCCTTATTTACGCCCTGAATGCCCGCACCCTCCCTCAGCATATGTATGCCTATTCCGACGTTCTCGACGATCCGCAGGCGATCTCGGGACAGGATTATCAGGAAAAGGACATGGACGTGCGCCCCGTGACCGATCCCAAGATGGTTTCCGATCAGGTCCGTCAGCTCAAGGCGCAATTCCTGAATCAGTTGGCGGACGCCGGCCTGATAAACAGGCGTGAGGCGGTCAAGAGAATGCTCGACGCCTTTCATATCGACGACATCGAGTCCCTGTTGCCAGATGAGGGGGCCGATCAGGCCGCCCAGAAGGAAGCCATGGAGGTCGCACAGCTCCAGAAAACCAAGCTCGGCCTTGAAATTCAGGAACTGCAAGCCACTATTGCAAGCATGGCGACCAGGGATCGGAACTCCGGCATCGAGCTGGCCGCCAAGGTGGACAAGACGCGGAACGAGATTCTTGGGATTCGCGCCGGCGCCATTGTCGATCTTGCCGAAGCCGAGGCCAAGGAGGCCGGTAGTCAGCTCGACGCCTATATAGCCACGGCCGATCGACTGGCAGAGGAGAGCAGCGCCACATGAGCCCCGAGGAGTGGAATACATGGAGATTTTCCAACGCGACACAGGAAGCGCGTAAACTCTTAGCCGGCCTGATCGAGCCGTGGGAAGAGAGATCGCACTTCACATCGGACACGGCCTATAAGGCCCTGTTGACACGGCCAGAGGAACAAATAGAGTACGCAAGGTTAAGGGGAGCGATCGAGGGCGCGAAGGAGCTTCTTTCGTGCCTTGACAGACCGCTTGCAGACCTGATTGACGCCGAAGAGGAACCGAATGAGAAAGATTGATTCGCAGACTTACCAGCCGCTCGGATGGCGGGTTCTGGTGAGGGACGAGAAGGTCGAGGACAAGACGAGGGGCGGGATTTATATCCCCGATTCGGCCAAAACCGCGGACGAGCACGCCCAGCAGTTCGGCGTAGTCGTCCGCTGTGGGTATTCCGCCTTCCGTGACAAGGATGGACGGCGAGACCCCTTTGGGCCTGAAATCGGAGACGTGGTGAACTACTGGAAATATTCCGGCGGCTGCTACTATGAGGATGAGGAGGGCCACAAATACCGCATCCTTAATGACGACGAGATTCTTGGCGTCGTCGAGCGCCGGACGGGCGATACGGTCGAGCGCCAGTCTATTCTCGGGCGCCCTGTTCTTTCGGCCTTTGACGTTGTTGGTACCAGGGAGTATGCCGCATGACCGAATCTGAGCTTGAGGTCGAGGAAAACCCGCCCGAGGCTGAACAGGGAGCCGCCGAATCGGCGGTATCCCAGGACGAATCCCTTGCCCGCGAGCGGGGATGGAAGCCCCGCTCGGAATGGGTGGGGGATATTCCCCCGAGCTTCCTTGACGATCCGGCTGAATACAATCGACAGCACGAAAACGTCAACGCCCGCCTGAAGCACGAGATTCTCCAGCTTCGGGAGGATCAGGGCCGGTTCGAGGAGCGTTTTCAGCAAGCGTTCAAGACTGTTGAGAACCGCCACAAACAGGAGCTTGACCGCGAGCGGTCTCGCCTCTTCGATGAAATGCGGTCCTCCGCCGAGGCCGCCGACACCGATCGATTCGACAGGGCCAAGAAGGATTTCGAGGTTCTCGATCAGGCACGGGCCGCGACTCCCGCCCAGACCGAGGCCGCCACGACTTATCACCCGGATAGAGACCCCTCTTTCCGGTCGTGGCATTCCGACAATCCGTGGTATGGGAAGGATATTCGAAAATCGCACTTTGCCGAGCGGGTGGCGGCTCAGGAAGCCCTTGATCGGGGCCTGACTCCCCAGCGCGACGGGCGGGCGTATTACGACGCTATTTCCAGGATCGTCGAGGAAACATTCGGAGAAATGAAAATGGCGGCTCCAAGGGTGACCGAGGGAGCCAGCAGCGGCTCTCAGCAAAGATCGAGGCAGTCGAAATTCCATCTCCTGCCGGCGGAGTTCAAGAAGGATTTCGGCTGGCTGTCCAAGAAGGGCCTCTACAAAGACGACGCGAAGGGCCGTGAGGAATACGCGGAATCTGTCTATGAGGAGAATCCTGAACTTTTCAAGAAGGCGTCCTGACATGACTGTCGAAGCCAGAAAAACCCGCAAGCAGATCATCGAGGAAAAGCTCGCCAAACGAACCCCGGTGAGCGGATTCAGGCTCGCCCTTGCCTTCGATCTTCCCAAGGGCTATGTTGGGCGCTGGGTTAACGATGTCGGATCAGGCATCGAAGACATGCTCGCCGCCGAGTGGGAATTCGTCCAGAACGACGGCCAGTCGGTAAGCAAGACCAGAGACAACTCTTCCGTCGTTAGGAAGAGGGTTGACAAGAGCCGATCCAATGCTCCAGTATACGCTTACCTGATGGCGATTGAGAAAGAAATCTACGAGCTGGACCAGAAGAAGAAGGCCAGCGACATCGCCGAGACGGTCGAAGGAATCAAGGAAGGACGGGCGTCCGGCTTCGAGGGACGCATTGACGGCAGAACGACATACGTCAAGCACGCCGTCTTGTGACCGATCGGGATAAAATACCCCATTTGTTCGTTCTTAACGAATAAAAGATACCGAGCGGTATCGAAACAGACAGACATAGAGACGGAAACCCATAAACCCTGTGCGGGCGTTTCGCCCCCGGAATGGAGTTCTCTATGGCTAATCCGAGTGTGTTCGGGGGCCTTCGGCCGGTAAGGTTTCTGTCCGGCGCTCCCTATAACGCCGCCGGCGGTCTTCGCGGTCGGGCTTTCGACGCGACCTTCGCCCTCGCGGTAGGAGACCCGGTTGAAGCGGCCGGCGATTCCGATGCGGACGGCACCCCCCATTTCAAGCGCGCCGTTGCGGCTGGCCCGATTGACGGCGTGATCGCCGGATTTCTGGCGACCCCCGGCCAGAAGCTAAATGTCCATCTCCGCGACGGTCCCCGCACCATCGCGGCGACCGCGACGGCTTCCGAGGGCGGCCTCGTCCTCGTCGCCACGGACCCTGACCTCGTTTTTGAGATTATGGAAGATGCAGTCGGCGGCGCTCTTACGTCCACCGCATCGTTCCTTCATGCCGACCTCGCTCTCGCCGCCCCCGATTCGGTGAACGGCATCTCCAAGGTTCAGCTCGATTCGTCCACCGCTGGCGCGGACACGACCGGCACGAAAGCGGTCAAAATCCTCGCCCTCGTAACCGCTCCCGACAACGCTTTTGGCGCCAACGCCAAATGGGAAGTCACGATCAACAAGACCGCATACCGCAGCTTCGGTTCGAGTCGGTAACAGAAAGGATTAGCCAATGGCCGTCATTGCTGGCAATCATCCGGCTCAATACTGGCCCGGCGTGAAAAAATGGTTCGGCGTCTCGTACAACGAGCGTCCGGAACAGTGGAAGGACCTGCTCGACGTAACGGATAGCGACAAAGCCTATGAAGAGCGCATCCTGTCGAACAGCTTCAACCTCCTGAAGGTCAAGGACCCCGGCCGCGCCGTCACCTACGAGGCGGATAGCCAAGGCTACACGTCCAGGATCGAAAACATCGCCTACGCTCTCGGGTTCATCATCACCCGCGAGGAACTGGACTTCAACCAGTATCGCGACAAAGCGTTCGACCGGGCGGCCAAGCTCGCCTTCTCGGCCCGGATCACGAAGGAAATCGTCGGCGCCAACATCTACAACAACGCCTTCAATGCGGCGTTCGCCGGCGGCGATGGCGTCAACCTTCTGGATACCGCCCACCCGACTGTGGCCGGCGACCAGTCCAACGTCCTGTCTCCGGCGGCCGACTTGTCCGAGCTGGCCCTCGAAGACCTCGCCATTCAGATCATGGGCGCGACGGATTTCAACGGGAAGAAGATCGCCCTTCGTCCCTACTGCCTGTCGGTTCCGACCGCCCTCTGCTTCGATGCGGAACGAATCCTCATGTCGGATTACCAGTCCGGCACCGGCAACAACGACCTCAACGCGCTCCGCGCCAAGGGCGTTTTCCCGGACGGGATCAAGGTCAACCAGTTCCTGACCGACCCGAAGGCGTACTTTATCCGCACCGAGGTTCCCAAAGGGACCGGCATGATCTATCAGGAATCGGCGGCCCTTGAATTGCAGAAGGACAACGATTTCGATACGATGAACGCCAAGGCTCTTGCCTACATGCGGTTCGGCGTCGGCTGGGCCGACTGGCATGGCCTGTACGGTTCCCCGGGCGTATAGTCCGGGACGGTAGCGGAGCGGCCATCCCGCTGCTTGCGGCGATGAGCGTCCTGCTCCCGGGGCGGTCAGGGCAGCTCCTCCCCAGACCGCCCCATTTCTTTTCCCGACGACAGTCGTCGGGTCTTGCGGGGATCGTCTAAACAAGACGGCCCGACATAAAGGGAAGAATGCGGGTTGAAGTCCCGCTCCCCGCGCTTCTTGACGGCGAGCCCCTCGCCGAGTAGTCTGGGGGTTCCATGGTGCGGTCAGGTGACCGCGTTGCAAGCCTACAACGCCACGGAGGCAAAAATGGCGACCACGAATTTCCCCAACGGTCTCAGCTCGTTCGGCATCCCCCTGACCGGGGATATGCCAAACAAGGCATATGGCAAGCGATTTTTCGTTGACGCCAAGGTCGGAGTCGATGGCCGCAACGGCCGGTCTCCGGACAAAGCCTTCAAGACCATGGCGGAAGCATTCCAGCATGTCTCCTCGGGCGATGTAATTCTTGTCAGGGGCAAGGTCAGAGAGCAGATTTCCACCCCGGCCGGCGTGTTCGATGTCACCGTGATCGGGGCCTCTAATAATCCCCGCCATGCCGACGATCATACCGAATCGGATGGCGCGCGCGGATCGTCCGGCGCGACGTGGACGACCCCCGCCGCACCGACAGCGGCCACTCCGCTCCTCATCGTGCGGCAACAGGGCTGGACGTTCGAAAACATCCTCTTCGATGGTCCCGCGGATGCGTCCTGTGTCCAGCTTCTCCGCGATGCGGGGGCGGGCGATCTTGAGCGAGACGCCTCCCACGCCGAGTTCTCCGGCTGCCGGTTCGACGGCAGTCTCATCGGCATCGAGAATAACGGCGGCGCGGGCTTCGTCCGCGTCGAGCGCTGCCGGTTCTATCGTCAAACCGGCGCCGGGGCTGCTGGGATCAAGACGACCTCCACGTCCGTCGCGGTTCCGCTCAATTGGAATATCCTCGACTCTCATTTCGCGGATAACGCCTCGCACATTCTTTCGTCCCTATCGCTCTCCCTCATCAAGGGCAACACGTTCGGGAAATTCACCGGGACTCTCTCGGTTGACGTGCAAAACAACGCCGGCCAAGGCGGGGATAACGTCATCACCGAGAACTACCTGAGTGGAACGTATGGAGTCACGGCTTATCCCGCCGGGACCGCTAACGAATGGGCCGGCAACAAGAACGTGGCCGGCGAGACGACTGCGGACCCGATCTAGGATAGGGAAGAAAGACCATGACCGTCCTTCAGAAGATTCAAGAGGTCTTGTCGGCGCTTCAGGCTATTCCGGCGGCGGTGACGGCGGCGCAGGCGGCGCTGACCTCCTTTTCCCTCTTCCTCGATACTGTTTGATGAGGGGATTCTGATATGGTCCACGCGCTCGATCACCGTCTCCGGAACGCTGGCCGCACTGAACGCTATCGCAGCACTGGGAGTCTCTGAAATGGCCGTGACCGTTGACAAGATACTCGATGGCGAACGGAACGCCGTTTTCCGCCTCACCGGCGACGGGGATGCGGAAGCGGCGGTCATCAAGGTCGATTTCTCGACCCTCTTCTCCTCGAAGGTCTTCCCTCTGCGCGATCTTCGAATCATGAAGATTCAGGGCGGCGTCAGCGGCGTGGTGATTAACCTTCTGTGGGACGCCACCACCGACGTTCTGGCAGAAACGATCGGTCCCGATCAGGACGTGGACCGGGACTATTACAACATCGGCGGCATCCCCAATAATGCCGGGGCCGGCAAGACCGGGGATATTCTCCTCACCACGGCGGGCGGGGTTGGCAGCGCCTACTCCCTTCTGCTAACACTCAAGAAAGTCTAGGAAAGGAAAATCCCATGGAACACGGGATGTACGGCCGTCAGGACAAACGCTCCATGAAGGGCGGCATGAAGGGCTACGGCAGCTCTAATGTCTACGGCGGCAATGGCAAGATGAAGGACTACTACAAGACAGTCGAGCACATGCCCGGCGGCACAGACCTTCGCCCGGAAGATGCTCCGGGCAACAAAGCCGCGAAGCGCGCGAGCTAGGCATGTGTCCCGGAACGCCGATTACTATCTGAGGCATCTGAAACCGGCCGGCCCCCATTCAAATAGGCGGGGCGGGTATCGGATAAATTCGTTCCTCAGAAGCAGCGATCGATCCGGGAAAATCTACGACGCCGAAGACACCCGCAGGGAGTGGAATGGCCTCATCGTCGGGCGTGACGAATGGGAAATCCGCCACCCTCAGCAATTCGTGCGTGGCATCCGCCACAAGATCGCGTCCCCCAATCCACGCCCCGTCGGTCCAGACGGAAAGGACCTGGCCCTCGGAATCGCCAATCTGGTTCCGGTCAACGGGTCCGTCGTGGGGGGGTCATTCGTTTCTTCCGCCATTACGCCAGCCCGGCCGTTCGTGTTCTGGACTCTCCCCATAGTCCCGGCCGACCGGGTGGAGTACATTACCCTGATCGGCCTTCAATTCTCTCCGGCGGCTCCTCCCGAGGTTGCCAGGGGGGTGTTTCTGGGATTCTCGACGGACGGAGTCAATTTCACCAACGAGGATTTCGCCGTCGGAGAGTTCGGCGGGGGAATCACATCTCCGCGAGACTACGGCGAACGAATCGGAGAAACGGCCGCCTTCGTCCGGCTGGCCATGATCGAGGGCGGCGGAAGCTCGTATAGCGGCGTTTTGTCGCACACTGGAATAACGGTCGAGGTAGAGCGGTAATGGCGACCAGCGGCAGCACGAACTACGCCGAGACGACGCGCACCATAATCAAGGACGCGCTCGTTTCCATCGGCGCCAACGTGCCGGGGGAAGACCCGGAGCACGAGGTGTTTCAGTACGCCCAACGCCAGCTCAACCGCCTCATCAAGTCGTGGGAGGCCAAGGGCTACCACCTGTTCCGGGCGACCGAGGGCGAAATCACCATCATCGGAGCAAAGCGGTCCTACACGATGGGCGGGGTCGGGGCTGACTTTGCGTTCCGGCCGCTGCGGATCGAGCATATGCGATGGGTGCAGATCGGCGGGATCGAGAATGAAACCCCGGAAATGTCCTCCATGTCCCGTCAGGACTACCTGACCCTGCCCCAGAAGGACGCTCCCGGCACATCCACGGAGTACTATTATGACCCCCAGATCGGAACCGGAGTCCTGTTCATCTGGCCCGTCCTCCAAAGCGCCAATGGAGAGAAAATCCGATTCACCTACCAGCGAGATTTCCAGGATTTCGACAACGGAGAAGACAACCCCGACCTGCCCCAGGAATGGTTCGACGCCATCGTCAAAAGCCTGGCGTCGAATCTGGCGTATGCTCTGTATCCCGGCAATGTACAAATACAGGGGACCGCCAAAGCGCTGGCGGATGAGGCCCTAGCCCTCGCCGAGAGCTTTGACATTGAATATACCGAGGTGATCTTCACGCTCGGAGACAGGAATTACAAGTGACGACGGATAGAGGGTTCCCGCCGGCCAGGTTCTCCATCGTCGATCCCAAGACGGGTCGATCCACGAATGCGTTCTGGCGCCTTCTGGAAACCCTCTGGCGCCGGACTGGGGGATTCGAGGATATTGGGGAATCGATCGTGGTCACCGACGCCCGTCACGAATCCCTGATTGAGTCTGTCCGCGACGATTTGTCGCTGTCCGTGTCTGGCCTTTCCGACGCCGGCGCACGCCTGTTCGCCGTACAGAAGCACGATGTTGACAGCCGTCAACAGGCGCTGGAATCGCGTGTTGGATTCCATGAGATGCGGCTCGCGTCCATGGACCCGGATTTCACGCACGGGGCGGTAACCGCCAACCGGATCGGATACAGAAACGCCGCCTCCGGGCTGGCGGCGCGGCAGGTGCAGGCCGCCATCGACGAGCTGGTGTTGTCCGTGGGCGACGCAGGGATTTCGGGCCTTCTCGTGACGGGGGACACGCCCGGTCCGATCTTCGTGACGAACGGCTCCGGCGAGCCGGTTTACGTGTAGGAGAGACGCATGGCAAGCTCTCTCATCACCACCTATCTTGGAAGCGGTCTGGCCGCCGCCCGTCCTGTTGCGCCCGACGTTCCTACCGGCGGGTCCGCCGCGTGGTATTCGACCGATACCGATGTATTTTCTGTTTGGGACGGGACGATCTGGAACGACGTGGGGGCTGCGGCGGGAAACTGGTGGTTTTCTCCTCCGACCCTTGCGACCCTGCCGACCGCCGTTACGGACGGAACCTTCACCGTCGGCCCCGCCGCCGCAGACGACGCGGATGCCGGTCTCATCCTGACGGGAAAAGCCGACGCCCCCGACGAAAGTTTCATGCGGCTAAAGGTCGCCCCGGCTGCCCCCTTTTCCGTCAAGGTCCGCGTTCAGGCGCTAGCCCGGGGCGCGGACGGACATTTTAATTTTGGCGGACTCATTCTGAGAGAATCCGGAAGCGGAAAAAAGGTTATATTCGGAAGCGGGTCGAACGGAAAATGGCTTTCTCGCAGGGCTACCGGGACCACGCTTGGGGCAGACATCACCGTTGGGGGAGATGGAACCGGACTCCTGACGACCGACGGCAACTACTGGTTCAGGGCCGATGTAGACGCCAGCTTCAACGTGACGATGTTTATTTCTCAGGACGGAAAGTCGTGGGCTGAGGTCTCCAGCGTAACCGCCGCGACCGTCGGGTGGGCGACGGTCGATCAGGTCGGGGTTGGGATTTATGTCCGGGCAAATAGCGGTCTAGCCATGGCCGCCACCTTCGAACATTTCTCGGAGGCCTAGATGACCGTCAGTCATTTCGCCTCCTACATCTACCAGAAGGATTTGGCCGCCAACCGACCGGCGTCCGTCATTCCTTCCGATGGCAAGTTCTATATATTCGAGGCGACCGACACCGGGGCTTTGAGCATATGGAGCACTGGAGCTGCGGCGTGGAAAGATATAGGATCGTCAGCCCTACCTCATGCTGAAATCATGTCTCGTGTATCGCTCGGGTTTTAGACCATGATCCTCACGACCGTAAATGACAAAATTCAACTAGTCCTCGCCGGGGCCGTGACGACCAACCAGCTCGAATGGGTAGTCTCGTTCGCCGATCATACGGGGACGACATTCACGCCGGGGAGCGCGGCGGGCGTCAGCAATAACACGATAGACGTTGATATTGTCTTAGCCCCCGCCGCCAGCACACAGAGGCAGGTCAAGACCATATCCATCTACAACGCGGATACGGTTGACGCCACCGTGACCATCAAACTGGATGTCAGCGGTGTCGAGAGAATCCTGGTCAAGACGCCCATCGCCGCAGGACGCTCCCTGTTCTGGTCTGCGGAAACCGGGTGGACGATTCAGGTTCACACGGGAGGCGGCGTGAGCGATCACGGTCTTCTCTCCGGGCTGGTGGACGACGATCATCTCCAATACGTTCTTCATACAGACGTGAGCGCAGCGACCGGCATTATTGTCGCCACTGCCGCCGAGGTCTACGCGCAGCGGTCCATAGTTGCCGGAACCGGCATTGGCGTCGTCGATGGTGACGGTGTAGCCGGTAATCCCACCGTCTCCAGCACCATAACCCAATACACCGATGAACTTGCTCAGGATGCCGTCGGGGCAATGGCGGGGGCGAGTCTCGTATATGTTGATGCGACTCCTCTTCTGGCGAGGGCGGCGCTCACGGGGGCGATCACGGCGGCCCAAGACACCAATACAACGGCGCTCGGGTCATTTACCAAGGCTCAATTAAGCGTCGCCGTGAGCGATGCCACTCCGCTTTATACGAATGACAGCACGACAAGCCTTCCAGAGGGGACCAACCTATATTTCACTGACGAGCGTGCTCAGGACGCCGTCGGCGCGATGGTGGACGCCTCATTAGTCTATACCGATCTAACCCCGCTACTGTCGCGCGCGGCGCTTACTGGAGATGTGACCGCCCCGCAGGGGTCCAATGTCACGGCCATCGCAGCCGACTCCGTAACCTATGCCAAGATGCAGAACGTCTCCGCAACTGACAAGGTTTTAGGGCGCTCAACGGCAGGTGCAGGAGATGTTGAAGAAATCGCGATGACCGCCGCCGGCAGAGCGCTTATGGACGATGCCAGCGCCGCTGATCAAAGAACTACCCTTGGGCTGGGCACGGTCGCCGTGATCTCCTACGAAACAGGAACATGGACGCCAGTCCCGCAATTCGCGGTCAACGGAGATTTCGTTCCCAATATAGATTTTGGCGCCGGATCGTATTATAAGCTTGATAATTTCGTCACGGCCTTGACTAATCTGTTCGGCTTCGACACAAACGCCTACACAACCGCAAGCGGGCAGTTTCAAATTGCCGGGTTGCCTTTCTCAACTCTTTCCGGAGTAGGACCGTTAGTCACGGCACAGAGCACAGTGCCGCCGACAGCAACCGCCACTGTTGGAATGGAGGCCCCGTCAGGCGGCGGTTCGTTTTTACGCATTGTTTCGACTGCCGAACTAACGGGCACGCAAACAATTTGGGGTACAACACAAATTCCACCTTCGCGTGCCAATATCAGAATTAATGGAAGTTGTATTTATCGAACGTGAGGGCTCCCAATGAGCGAAACAGTTCTTCTTGAAACAATAACGGGTATTGACGGAACGCTTTTCTTCAAGTGCGCCAAACTGCACTTGGGAAAATCCGGGGAGATCGAACAGGAAGGCGGCCCAAATCACTTTCACAGGTTTTCAATTCCGCCCGGTCTCGACGCCACGTTTATGATTGGAGTTGTCAATCGAAGTCTCGTCGCTATGGGATGTGGAGAATTGTCGGCAGCGGCCATGAAGGACATTATCCTTTGGGTGACACGTATTCATACCCCGGAAGTGGTGGCGGCCTACGCAATTGCAACGGCCGAAAAACAAATGGAATAGGCTGGCTTGCACGAAAAGACAGGGCTGTAGTAGCGTGACTACGATTCGGGTTGTAAACCAAAATACAACCGTCCGGGGCTGGCGGCGAGTCACAGATGGGGATATGGTGGCGCTATGGTTATGGTAACCACCACAAAGGACGGCTTCATTTGCATCGGCGCGGGAACCGACGGGGCATGGTATTCCCTGAAGGAAGAGCTGTCTCCCCACGAGGCCGAGCGCGTTATAAGAGAGATTCGCCGGGCCATAGATTCCGTCAGGAACAAGCCCAAGCACGCCCGAAATCTCGGGGATTTCTAGGAGGATTCAATGGCCTCTCGCCTGATCGATGAGGTGGTCCGGTTCACCAATGTTGCCGGAACCGAGCAGAAAATCTACAAAGTCCCCACCGGAGAGGTAGCGATCGTGCACAAGCTCGCGGTCGTCAATACCGACGACATTCTGAACGCCCGCGTCAATGTCTGGGTATCCCCATCCGGCGGGGCGGTCCCGGCCCCCGGCGATGTGGACCATTTCGTTAATGACCAAACTGTAGGGGCCAAGGAGACATTCCTGACTCCTGCCTCGGGGCGGGTTCTGCCATCCGGGGCGACGATTTACGCCGATGTTGACGACGGGGCTGGCGGCAATTTCCAGAACAAGGTTAACCTCACCCTGTCCGCCACCCTCATCACCCAATCCAGAGCGGGAACGGGCACCACGGCATGAGCGGGAAATTGAACGACAGCGTCGAGTTCTGTGACCGCTGCGGGGCGGATTTTCAGGGCGAGCCCATTCCCGAGAAAAGCCAGCATCTGTTCGGGGCCACCCATTTCTCCCGGAAGATCGGCATTTACGACCTTGTGAAGGATCGGACGGTCGAATATCAATGTCCCGATTGCGGCCATACATGGAAACGATAGATGCCGGACTATCAATGGGCCTCACAGGCTTACCAGAGAAACGATTACGGCCTGCCCCCGGAACGTCTCGTGAATATGTTCCCGGAGAAGGGCTCGGCGCCGCAGACTGGCGAACAATATGCCCTTGTCCCGCGAGAGGGGCGCAAGCCCTTCGCAAACACGGGAGAGTTTTCCTGTCAGGGCGGCTTCCAGCAGGACGGGGTGGCCGGCGGGAAGCTGATAACGGTCCACAACACGAGGGTCTACGCGACCGATAAATTCGGGGTCTCGACCCTCATTGGGACCATTGATTTCCCCATAGGACTCGTTCGGTTCGCGGCGGTGCGAAATTCCATCGTGATTCTTGCCCCGTCGGGCAACGCCTTCCGGACGGACGGGACGCTCGTTTCGAAGGTCATCGACGCCGACCTGTTCCCCAATCCCGTTCAGGACATCGCGTCGCTCGATCTCCGGATCGTCTACGCCCTGAAGAATTCCGACCAGTTCTTCTGGTCTGAGGTTCTCCAGTCGGACGAAATTCTGGGGCTTTCGTTCGCCACCGCGGAAAGGGGGGCCGATCCCATTGTCGGGATTGCCCGATCCCATCAGGAGCTATTCATTTTCGGTACCCAAACGACCGAGGCATGGGCTGGAACCGGAGAAACGTCGGAATTTGCCTTCGCCCGCATTCCAGGAGCTGCCGTCGAGCGGGGATGCTCGGCCCGCAATTCAATCCTGACGGCGGACAACACTGTCTGGTTTCTTGGCGAGAACGGGATTTATTACCGCCTTGGGGAGGGATTCGTGCCCCTGAGAGTCTCCACCCATGCCATCGAGGAAAAAGCCACTGCGGCGATTCTGCGCGGAGAGGGGCCGGAGATTCAGGCGTGGACCTACGCCATGAACGGTCACGAGCACATCGGGCTCCGGTTTCCGCAAGAGGGCACCTTCGTTTACGACATTTCCTCCGACCGCTGGTGGGAGGCCGCCACCTTCGAGGAGCCGACTTATTCCAAGATTTTCGCGGTAAGGGCCTTTAACGGCTCCAAGGTGATCGTGGGTGAGGTAAATTCCGGCAAGCTATCCGAACTGTCTCCCACGACGTTTGACGATGACGGGGCTCCCGTCGAGCGCCTGGCCACCCTGAACGTGCCCGTCACCCAGCGTGTCCCGGCGAGCGCGTTTCGTGTCCATGTGGTGGAGGGTCATGGGCTCCCCACTGGACAGGGTTCAAATCCGGAGATCATGCTGGACTGGTCGGACGACGGCGAGGGCCGTGTCTGGTCCAAGGAGAGGCGCTTCAATTTCGGACAGGTGGGCCAGTTCGCCAAGCGCATCATCGCCCGCGCGTGCGGTCAGATCAGGCCGCCGGGACGAATCTGGCGCGTCAGAATGACCGACCCGGTCAGCTTCTCTCTCAGGAAGGCGTCCCTGAACGACGTTGACTAGACACTTTCTGTTTATCGTCATATGATTGCGTCTCTCGGCTGGCCTCTCGGCCATGGACGGATTCTCAAAAACGCACTCGTTTCTCAGGGATTCCCGTCATGGGTATATTCTCCTCGATTGGCCACGCTATCAAAGGGGTCGCTGGCGGAATCCTCGGCATTGGGGCGTCTGCCGTCGGCGGGGCGATAAGCTCCGGCAAACAGAACAAGAACGAAAAACAGGCACGGGAAGCCCAGCTAGAGGCCGCCCGCCTTGCGATTGACGCCCAGCGGCAGGGCTTTGTCGATACCACCCGCCTGCAACAGGGCCGGGCGCAATCCGGGGACGTGGCGACCGCCCAGATGCTGCAAATGCTCGGTCTGCCGATTCCAGAGTCCCTTACCTCGGGGGCGGCCTATGAATCCATCTTCGATGGTTCCGGCCTTTCCGGCGGAGGCGGCGGCGTGGGGGGCGGGCAAAGATCGTCTTCCGGAGACGCCCAAGCCTATCTTAGTCAAAATCCGGACGTTGCCGGAGAGTGGTCCAAGGTCTCGAACGATCCGCAAGCCCTGAAATTCCTCTCCGGGCAGGGGTATTCTCCCGATCAGCAAGGCTATGCGCAATTCCACTTTGACCGATACGGCTCGACCGAGGGGCGCACATTCGGCGGCGGTGGGGGAGACGCGGGCGGCAAGGGGAAATACGCCATAGATGTTCCTGCTGCGGGAAATAACCTGACCGAGCTTATCCAGTCTACCCCCGGATACCAGTTCGGTATGACGGAGGGTGTGAGGGCAAGGGACTCCTCTGCGGCGAATCGCGGGATGCTTCTTTCCGGCGGGGCGCTCAAGCGCCTTGAGGAGTTCGGGCAGGATTATGCCGCCGAAGAGTTCGGGAGATATTTCAACCGCCTCGCGTCAGTCTCGGGGGCCGGACAAACCGCCACGGGGGCGATCTCGAATCAGGCTGGTCAGACCGGAGCCGGGATTGCTGGCATCCAGCAAAACCTTGGTCAGGGCCTTGCGACCAGCTTCGGGAATCAAACCAGCACATTCGGCAACGCTTTGGGCGCTATCGGGTCGGGCATCGTCAACTATCAGGGTCAGAAGAACCAACCCGTTTCCATTTTTGGAGGCTCATAATGGGCGCTCTCGACGATTTCTATCGCGCCTCCGAGCACGGCGCCCAGCTTGGCGCACAGCTTGGTCAAGCCCAGCGTGGCCGTGAACAGACCGCGCTCAGAAACAAGCTCGCCCCCCAATTGGCCGAGGGCGATTTCGCGGGCGCCTCGAAAACCGCTTTTGAAGGCGGCGATCTCCAAAGCGGTCTGGCCTTTCAGGATCAGGTTCGCAAGATGGCGAAGGAAGACGCGGCGGACGCGAGGGCCGCCGGCGCGGAGACCATGACTGCATACGCCGAGCTTTCCAAGATCGCGGGCCGCGTGGACGCTATGGTATCGAGAGGCGGGATCGGCGAGGAGCAGAAGGCTGCCGTCATGCAGAACGAATTGCAGAGGCTGAAGCCCCTGATCGATTCAAATCCACAGCTTCAGGCGGTGGTTCCAGAATTTCTGAGGACATTTTTCAACAGCCCCACCGGGACGTTCTCCGTCTATGACGAGGAATTTTCCAAACAGTCCCTTGAGGAAACCGCCCCGTCCAAACTCTCCAAAGAGCGCCGTGAAGAGGCCCGTATCGGATTTGAAGAACGCCGGACGGGTGTCGCCGAGGGCGGGCTCGATGTGGCGAGGCAGAATGCCGAGACTGCCCGCCTCAAGGCGGAGAAAGGTGGCGGGTCCGGATCGGGAAAGCTGACGGAGGGCGAGAGAAAATTCGCCACCTTCGGAAAGTTGGCGGAAAACGCCCAAACCGAAATCAACAGGTTGGAGGGTATCGAAGGCTTCAACCCGACCATGGTCCTCCGTGGCGCGGGCAATGTAATCCGAAACAAGCAGGGGCAGTCGTATGACGCAGCTAAACGCGCGTTCATTGACGCGATCATTCGCCCCATGACTGGCGCTGCGGTCACCAAGTTCGAGTTCGATTCCGCAGAAAGCCGGTATTTTCCCAAGCTTGGTGACGACAAGGGGACTGTAGAGTTCAAGCGTCGTCTTCGCCAAGAGGCCATAGACGCGATCAAGGCTGGATCGGGCGGGGCCTTTGAGCAATTGATGGGCGGATTGGTCGATTCAGGCTCCGCCCAGCCGCAGCCGGGCGCGACTCCGCGCATCAGGCTGAACCCTGACGGGACTATTTCCCAATGACGGTCGAGGTTGAACTCCCAGACGGGCAGATCGTAGAGGTCGATACCGACGATCCGGAGGTCGCCGCAGAGGCCGCGCGGAAATTCCTCGGGTCTCCAAAACCTCCGGGAATCACGTCTCAGCTTTTGACCAGCCTTGAGGCCACCGGGCGCGGGGCTCTCTCAACGGTCGGGCTCGGGGTTCCCGTCGATGTCGCGGCCCACGTCGCCAGCGAGAGAATCGGTCAGGGCGCCGCACTCGCCACGGGAAGAAAACCGGAGCCGGCCACTGACATAGATACTCTGGTCGCGCAGTCGCGTGAGCGAGGACAGTTCCTTCGTGAGAATGTGCCACTGGCCTCCGGAGGCGGTATGCTGGCATCCGGTTTTATTCCCGGCGCGACGGTAGCCAGAGCGGGCCTTGCCTCCCGCGCCGCTGCCACAGGGGCTGCCGGCGGCGCGTCAGCGGGAGCCTTTAACATCTCGGAAGAGGGCGGCGAGGGGCTGGCCGGCGATGTGGCGACAGGAGCCTTGGTGAGCACCGGTCTCGGAGCGCTCGGTCCCCAGATCGCCAACACCGTCAGGAAATTCGGCGGGGCGGCTCTTCGGAGATTCTTTCCAGATCGGGCCGCCGCCCGCGTCGCCCTTGAGAGGGCTGGAATGCACCCGGACGAAATCGAGACTGCCGTTAAAGAATTTTCGGCCGGCGCCCAGAGAACGCCCGCCGCCGTCGAGGTAACCGGAGAAACCGGCGGTGTGGAATTGTCTCGAATCAGCCGGCGCACGCCCGCCGCCAAGGACATCGTGACTCAGGCAGAAGATGCCGCATCTCTTGCCCGTCAGGAACATCTGGCGGGGACCATTCCGCCGTCGGGTCGAAAGCCCATCTCCCCGGCCGGCCTCACGGCCAAGAAAGAAAAGGCGTTCGTCAAGACGTTCGCCCCGATCCGCAACAAAAAAATCGACGTGTCGTCCTTGACCGATGACGAGTTCGACAATCTGGTTAACACGGCCAAGACGGTGCGGTTCCGCGTCGCCGGAGCGCCCAACGTCAACAATGCCATGCGGGCGGCGCAAAACCTCCGTCAAGCACAGTCGGGCGCGGCGGAGGCGGCCCAAGACCTCTCGCGGGCCTTCCGCTCGGGAGACAGAAAGGCGGTGACCGCCGCCCAGCACGCGGTGGATAAGGCCGACATAAATCTCGCCCATGCGGACGCCCAGGTGAAGGACAACCCCCTCACCATGGACGTGATCGACAAGGCCCGCCGGGCGCTAGGGAAGATCGCCACCACGCCCGGAAACCCCGAGGCGGTGTCCGCCGGGTCCCTGGCGGAGAAGGTGGAACAGGTCGGCTCTTCCAGATTCCCTCAATATCGCACGGCCCTGGAGAAGTTCGGGCGGCAATCCGAGTTCATCGAGGAGGCGTTCGGGGCAAAGGCCGCCACCGCAGAGGGCGCTATCGGAGGCGGCGGGCTGGCGGCGCGGGCCGTCTCCGGCTCTGACGATCCGAGGGCGCTGGCGGATGCCTATGCCGCCGCCTCCCGGTCAGGAAAGGCCGGGGCAAGGTCCGGCCAATACCAGCGGCTCATTCAGGCGGCGCTGAAATCTCCGGAGAACGCCGAGAATCTCACCAAGGCCATAGCGCGCAATGCGGCGTTTCAGAAAAGCCTTCGGATCGTCTTGGGCGATGCCGAGGGCGAGAGAATCATCAATCTCTCCAAGCTGGAATTTAACGCATCTCGCGCCTTTCGGGCAGCGGCCAGCGGCGCCCGCCCAAGCGAGTCGGGGCAAATTTCCGAGAACATCGGGGCTCTCGCCAAGCTGGCGTGGGCGGGAAAGACCGGGGGCGCGGCATTGGCGCACTTTAGCGCCGACCTTGCTGACAAGGTCTTGATCCCCCCCAAAGCGGCTGAGATCATCGCACGCGACTTTACCGACCCGGATCGCGTGCATATCGCCATCGCCGCCATGCGGGCGCTTAAAAAGAGCGACGCTGAAATCCTGGACGCCCTGAATAGCGCCGCTGTTTCGTCCGGTATCATTACCGGGACAGCGACAGCCGCCGCCACTGCGGAGAATGAACAATGACGATCTTCACCAATCCCATAGCGCTCGCGCTTGATACCGCCGGCAACCGAATCTCCGGGGCGAAGATGTATTCCCGCCTGTCGGGGACCACCACACCAACGAACACCTTCAGCGATTCGCTTCTGACCACGCCGCACACGAATCCGGTGGTCGCCGATTCTGCTGGAAAGTTCCCCATCGTATATCTCAACGCCTCGGTGAATTACCGATTCATCTTCACGGACGGCGTCGATCCCGGAAACGACCCGAATCTGGAAACCCAGATTTACCCCCTCGTGGACAACTACAAGATCGCGGCCCAGACCAGCTACGATTTCAACATCACGATGCCGGAGGCTATCGGCTCGAATCAGAAGGCTTTGGGGATCATCGTGGTCACGCCGTTCACCTTGTCCGACGAGTTCGCCGGATCGAACGCCCGGCTTGAAACCGCCCCGTCGGCTTCTACGGTATTCTCAATCCAGAAAAACGGGGTCGAGGTCGGGACGGTCACGTTCGCATCCGCCTCGCAGGCTGGGGTGTTCACCACGGCGGCCGGATCGGTGGCGGCCGATCTCGGGGACTATTTCGACATCGTCGCGCCAGCCGCCATAAACGGTGCGACCGGGCTCAGGGTGACCTTCAAGGGCACGGTCAGCGTGTAGTCATGGCGAAATTCGCGGGCAGCGTCGTCGTCCCCGGAAAGGTGTTCATATCCCGCTCCGACACCACTGGAGACTACCCACCATCGGCTAATAACCTGGTTATACGGGGCGAGGACGGGATCGATTATTACTTGGGCGGCGCCGAAGCGGGCGGAATCAGAGGCGGAATAGAAATATTTCTGGCCTCCACCGGCCTCCTTCACAGACAAAAGCTGCCAAACACAGTAAGCTCCACAGGGGATGCGTCGGCCAGAAGCGACATGGATGCGGCCGGAATCATCCCTCCGGGCGGCTGGCTTAGCACAACTTTTGGCTCAGCCGGAAACGTCTGGGTAGCCATCCCGGAGACCCCGTATATCGTTTATTTCGCGGCTACGGCCGGAGGGGTGAGCGTTCACAGGGGTCTGGCCTACTACAAGATCGATTCCGCCGGCAACCTCGTTCTGATGGGCGGTTATGCCGGCAAGACTGACGGACTCGATTCTCAATTTAGCCCTTTTGACGATTTTGCTTTCAGCGGAGTCGGTCATGTTATTGACGCTGTGGCCCAAGTCACGGCGCCCCTTTCGGGGATTTCCTTCCAGTATCCGGTCGCCGTAACGTATTTCGGAGAGGGAAAATCGACGATTCTGGTCATTCCGTCGATAAACGACATTCTCTCAAGGACCCCCATTGTCGAGAATCTCACCGATTTCTGGTCCCTCAAGGAGGTCCCCCTTGCCGGAATAGGCACTCTCGATAACAACATACACCTACTAGACGCGGTCGGGGGGGGGCAAACTAGTCCCAAAAGGCGCGGCCTCAATTTTTTCCTCCCCCGGTCCGGGCAAAACGGGTCGTGGTATTGCACCCAATTTACTCCCGCTGACATTGCCGAGCACATAGCGGGAACCGCCGCCCCCGTGTCCTCGTTTCTGACCTCCAACGCCCCGGCCAATCCAAACGGTCTCATTTCCGGGGCCGAAATAGACCTCTCCTTTAACGATGCCGAGGCGTTCGATTTTTCAAGGTCCGTGACTGGGCCGGAGATTCAATGGCACCTTCGGCTCAAGGACGTGACGGGGTCTCCAGCCTATCCATTCCCGGATGTGGGGCTGAAATCCGACGGGTCCGCCGGCTCCAAGAATGAAAATTTCTATCTGGCCCCTTCAGTGTTTCCGTCCGACCCTGGCGATCCGTCTCAGCCGTGGCTTGTTTTCTTTCCAAAGATATACGGGCCAACCGCCGAGGTCGTGCCGGAGACAGAGAACGGTAAACTCTCCGTCAGGGTTTTTGAATGGAGCCCGGCGTCACAGATAGCAGAGGAGCTGGATTTCAAGACGGGGGAAATCTACAGAACGGGGGTGGATTATGTGCCCGAGTTCAACCGCAACGAGCACATAGTCTCGCTCAGCCTTAAATGGGACAGAACCAGCAAGAAACTGACCGCCCAAGCCCTCGTCCGCAATACGTTCGTGGGCGGTCTTCACACCATCATCGCGGAGTTCGGGTCCTTCGATCCTGTTGAGACGTGCGCGCCCCGTCTCCAGTTTCCGATTTCCAACGTCACGATTTTTCCGGGCGAGGATTTCGAGAAAGACTACTCTTTCCATTTCATCTCAGACACGGGAGTCAAGATAACCTACTCCGCCGCCGGGCTTCCGGCCGGCCTGACCATGGCGGAGAATGGCGTAATTTCCGGGGAGATCACGGACCTCCTTCTTCAAGGCCAATCGTTTCCGGTAACCATAACCGCAACCAATGCGTGTGGTTTCCTCACGGCCGCGTTTACCATTCTTGTGGGTACCCTGATTCCTTTGGGGCCGTCTTTTAGCTCCATCAATGGGGTGGGTTGACATTGACCCGGAGGACCCATGGGGATAGTTTCAGAATCGCAACGAAAGGCGCCGCCATGTCCGAAAAATGGGATTGGTCAGACATAGATGACGGCGATGAGGCATACGACGAAGAGGATTCGGCGGAGGAATCCTTTCAGTTCAAGTGGATTCCCGAGGATAACGATCAGGCTCTCCGGTGGCTATGCCTGACGGAAGCTCTCTATGCCCGCTCCAATGCTGACGATTCGCGTCAGGTCATCCGGGCTGCGCTCGATTATTTCCGGTGGACCAAGGACGGAACCGTCTTTCCCGACGCCGAGATTGCAAGGCTCCCACAGAAATGAAGCTGGAAGCCATAATCGCCGCCACGTCGTCCACCGTCGCCCCCCTTCTGTCTCATGCCGTGACCGGGAGCTTTGACATCGGCATCGCTGCGGCCTGCGTGATCGGATCGGCGGTCTCGGCGGGCATCAGGCTCAAGCTCCGCAATATCGAGGGTCCCGGCGGCGTCGTGATGGCCTTTGTGCTCGGGTCCATCTCCGCATGGTGGCTATGGCCGCTCCTCAATCTCCCTCTGGGGGGCTCTCCCGAGACCTCCGGATCGGCGGCGTTTCTGGCCGGACTCACGTCCGCCATGACTGTCGAGTGGTTTATAGACTATATGGTGCGGGAGAAACCTCTCAAGAAGATCATCGAGAAGATAATCGGAAAGATCGGCCCTCCTGTTTAGAGCTCCGGCCGCCTCCGTTTTTTCTTTCTTTGGATCGGAGCTTCGGGGCATGGACCCCGTTTGCTGCTGTGCTCCCATCGACTGCCACGGTGACACCGTGCTCCAGCTCGCAAACCGGGCTTAAGGGCTCATTGAGTATCCCTTAAGGGCCATTAGGGCCTCTTAATGATACCTTTGTGACGCATAAGGGTTTCCTTATACGTGTTACTTTTGTAGCATACCCTACCCGGCGACTCGGGTATGCTACAAATGTAACATCGCCCGCCGAAACCCGCCTCCCGCTTATCCTCCTCCCGCTTTTGGTGCGGTTGGCTCCCCGACGGGAGGGTGCGTCAAAATGTCGCACACAGGACGAAGTTTCTCACACCGCTCTAGACCAAGGGATCGATCTTTTTTTCGGAGGTCGCCTCTCCGCTCCACCCTGTAGATGCCGGGCCGGCTAGGAGGTATCTGTAGTCCCTAAGTCTGACGCCCCCTCTTCGAAGCAAGGCGTCTCGGCCGGGAGTCCGCCTCTCATCACTGATTGGCGGCGAGGAACCGGGCGGTCACATTAGGGTTTCGGCGTCTTCCTGCCAGCGAAAATAATCGCTTGACATGCCTTCTGGAACCCTATAAACAGTGAGGAACAATTCGACTCGACGGCGCGTCACTACGCCTCTTTTAAGCTCCCCGGGATGTTCCTACAACCGGGGAGCTTTCTTTTTCGCACGTATGGCCGTCCGTGTAAACCCCCTTGTTCTCCATACGTTCCGGAGGTACTATTCCTTGAAAGGAACGCCCCATGGAATACGTCATCGGAATCATCTTTATGATGCTGGCGGACGGAACGTCCGGCCACACGACCGCCAACTTTCCGGACGTAGCGACATGCGAGGGGGCGTCCAAAGCCTTCGTGGACGCCATGAAGCTTGAGGCTCCTCCGGCAACGGAGTTCCGCTGGGAGTGTGTCGAAACGGAGAAAATGGGGCGGTCGTTAAGCTGATGCTCGGGATTCTCGCCTCCGTGTTCTCGGTCCTGAAAACGATTCCCGCCAAGGTGCTCGGGAAGATCGGTCTCGCCGCGTTCGTTCTCTTCCTCATGTACAATTGGGGGAAATCCGATTGTCAGGCCACATACGAGAGAAGCGCCTCCAAGGCCAACAGGGAGCGCGCCGAGTCCGAGCTTCTGGCCATGCACGACGCCTATGAGAGCGGTCTCATGGCCGCAAGGAAAGAGGCTGAGAACAAGGATCGGGTGGCCGAGATAACCAGAAACGCCGGGATGGAGGCAGGAGCAGATGACGTATGCCTTTCTGAAGAAACTCTCGACCGGATCAGGGCGCTCCAATAAGTACGGGAACCGGAAGGTAGAGTATGACGGCCTGTGGTTCGATAGCGGGGCCGAGAGAGACAGGTATATCGCTCTGCTGGCCCTCCAGAACACGGGGCAGATAAGCTGCCTCAGAACTCAGGTGAGAATCCCCCTCAGCGTCAATGAGGTGAAGGTGTGCTCTTATGTCGCGGACTTCACCTATTATTCAATGGGCTTGGAAAGGGTCGTGATGGAGGACTACAAGGGATTCAGAACGCCCGTGTTCAACCTCAAGGCCCGGCTCTTCAAGGCTATCACAGGGGAGGATATAATCCTTCAGGACGGCCTGCCAGCCACCAAGAGGCGTTTGAGAAAGAAGAAACGATGACCCGCGCCATTATGGTATGCGCCGCTCTGATAGCGTCTGGGTGCGCCCACACGGTCTACCGGGCGACCCCCCTTCCCGATCTCCCCTCTCCTCTGCGTGAGTGCGCCGCTCGGGAGGGAATAGGGATTCCAAATGGGCCTCTCTCCAACTCCCAAACCGCCGCCCTTGTGGCCGCTCTACGCCTGAGCGAACTATCCGGCCTTAGCTGCGCCGAGCGTATAGTAGCGTGGTATGATCGGCTGACAGGCGCCAATGGCGGGGACGATTAGGGTGGTTGACCGGTTGCCACTTGTCGAAGGCTCGCCCGAACGCCGTCTTCTCTGATTTGGGAACCGGGACAGGGATCACCAGCCCGGAAATCCTGAGATAGGTAAGATCGCGGTATAGGGCCTTCCTGTTCGTTCCGATCTCCTCCATGAGGGCGCTGAAGCTGAAACCGGAAGGGTTGTCGAGAAGGGCGGCGAGGATTCTCTCATGCCGTCTCTTTATTGTACGCGAGACCATTTCTTCACTGCTGTTTTTTTCGGGTCACGGAGACCGTCTCAAGGGCGACGCGAACGCGAACTGGTTTTGGCATAAGCCACCCGTGGGGATATTCTCGCAAGTCCCTTCTCCAGGAGATGTAGCCATATCTCTCACGAATAAACAGGATGCATTCTGCTCTGGTGTTAAAGAGCTTGGGAGAAATGCCGTCGCCATGCCCCCACTGAATGTGCTCGTAAGCCCCATAGATAGACTTATCGGATGCTCTCCATAGAACTGCCCAGCGCCTGACCTGCGACCATTCTATCATATAGTCTCCTTCGCCTGTCTGGAGTCTGGATCGTTGCCGTTATCACGCCTTTTGCTCTTTGCGTAGCGAATCATCCGGCCCTGAACCCACGCCGACACATGAGGACTCGGGGCTCTATGGCCCGCCGGAATAGGGGCGCCCCATGACCTATCCGGCCAGTCTCCGAATTTCTCCCGGTAGTTGGCGTTCGCCCACTTGGTGGAATAGCCTCTCTGACTTTGAATCGCCAGAAGAGACCAATACCATTCCTGTTTTTCCTTCTTCGGCATGGCGCGGCTCTTCATCTGCGCCTTCGAGATGCGCACCCCTCCGGCGCCGATCTCGCGCATGGCGCCGTCGCGCTCTACAACATCCGACTGTCTCACCGGGCGAGAGTTCTTGTGTCCGCAGGCGGGGCAATCGTAGACGCCGGCCGGCATGTAGGAATGACAGTTCGCGCACTCACGCGCCTTCGGGAGCTTCTTAATCGCCTTCTTTCTCTCCTCGGAGGAGCGCTGGCTGCCGTCATGCAGGCGGTCGAACTTTACGTCATAGGGATGACCGAGCTTTATGTTTCCGGCCACATCGATGACGACGCAATCGGTTTTGCCGGGATGATTCCGCAGGCCCCTCCCGATGGCCTGAATGTGGAGCATATGGCTTTTCGTCGGCCGCGCCATGAGAATGCATGCAACGAAAGTCCAGTCCATCCCGACAATGAGACAGCCGACCGAAACGACAACCTTTATTTGACCCCTGGCGAGCTGGCGCCCAATCCTGATTCGTTCTTCGACCGGAGTCTCTCCGTCTATGTACCCGCACGGAAGACCGACATCGGTAAACTGCTTCTCCATGGCCCGCGCGTGGGCGCGATCTACGCAAAACGCTATCGTGGGGCGGTTTTCTCCATGCTCGAACCAGTTTTCGACCGCCTTGGCGAGCAAGACCTTTCCCCGCATCCGATCCGAAAGCTGCGCCTCGTTATAATCTCCGGCGGTTATCTTTATGCCGGAGAGGTCCGGCTCGCACGGCTCAAGGTATCTGATAGGAGCAAGGTGCCCCTCCTCGGTAAGACGCGCGATGGTGGCTACCACGATAAGATCGTCCCATCGCCCGGTCTTGCCCATGCCGCGTTTCCATGGGGTCGCAGAGAGGCCGATGAACGGCGTCTTCTCCCACTCTGGGGCGGCCATCCATCGATAGACTGAATCGAACCCAAGATGCGCCTCGTCTACAATTACCAGACCGGCATCCGGGATCGTTCGCCGGGCCAATGTCTGGACACTCGCTATCTGCACAGGCTTGGAAAAATCCGTCATCGGGTGGTTCTGCTGGATCACTCCCATGTCGGTGATCCCCGCATGGTAGAACCGCTCGACCGTCTGATCTATGAGAGATAGCGCCGGCGCCGTGAAGATCACGCGCCTCCCCTTGCCAAGGGCCATCTTGATGATCTCTGCGGCGATTACCGTCTTCCCGGACCCGGTCGCAAGCTGAAGAACTGGGCGGGAATGCCCGGACGCCAGGGATTCCCTGAGCCTCTCGATGGCGTCTCTCTGATAGCCTCGGAGGATCATCGACCCTTCACCGCCTCCCCGGCTATGGCGCATAAATCCACCGCCCACGCCGCCGCCCACGCCCCCGCCTCCACCGCCACCGCCGCCTCCCTCGCTGCCCACGCTGCCTCCCCCGCCCCCGCCGCCGCCGCCGCCGCCGCCGCCGCCCTCGCCGCCTCCGTTGCCTCCCCCGCCCCCGCCGCCCCCGCCTTGCTCCGGTCCTCGCCGCTTAGCCATTTGTCCGCCCATTTATTCCAGCTCTCATCGCGGCATACCGCCTTGGCGCACAGTATAGCGAATCTCACCCGCTGCTCGGTGGTCACGACCGGGAGCGGAATCTCCCGCACCGTCGTCAGGCTCACACACCCGCACTTTAACGGCCCGTCTCGTAACGCTATCTCCCCCTCCGCCTCCCACAGGCGGGGATGCGGAAAATAGGCGTGTATGGGGTTCATGAACACCGCGACCAGCGGGTCTTCATACGCATGAATAAATCCCTTCCCGCATAATCCACCCTCGCCTGTACCGGAATGCGTGACGCCCTCGCCCCACTGAGTCCGGTTACGAGTCCGGCCATTTTCGTCCGTCAGCTTATAGAGTTTCGTCATGCCTTGCTCCTTTTCTTTCTATTCTCCACCGGGCAACCCCAGCGCCGCCTCAAGTCAGGATCGGATTTCCACTCTTCCCAAGTCGGCCACGGCGTAAAATTGTCTAGCCACGAAGCATCGACGGGCGGATGGTTTAGGGCAAGAACGCTGGGAATCCGCTCTCTCTCCTCCCATGCCTCCACGGACGCCGCCGCTCGCAATGCAAGCTCGGCCTCCGCCGCCGCCGCCGCAGCACTCTTCCACGCCACCGAGGCCCTCCTGGCCCACTCCGCAAGCTCATCCGTCTTTGCTGTTTTAATAGCCGCTGCCATCGTCTCAGACCATCGCGTAGACAAGTCGGACGCCTTCTTGGCCTCCTCCGCGCTCTCCGATGCCGATTTATATATGGTCACCTCTGTCTCCTTCCTTGTTGCAGTCTGGTACCGCCGCTGGCGTTTTCCCATGGCACAGAGCATGGTGATCGGCGCAAAAGGACGATCCCCGTTTTTGGTCCGCCTGACAATATCGCCATTCCTCTCCCACGTGTCCCGTTATGAATCGGCATCCGCGCGGCTCCCTTAAGCTATCGGCATCTGAATCATAGTCATGATTAGCGTACACAACTCGCGCCGGTAGGGCGGGCCGCCTTCCCAATCCCACGTTGTAGCGGTCGGCAAATCCGGCAATCATGTTTCTCGTGACTGGCCTTCCGAACGCGCCCGACAGCCGAGACGCCACATTTGGGTAGGTGATCCCGGAGCGAATCAGAGAGGCCGCCATATCTCGCGCCTCTGTAAGCGCCCATATGGAGTTAACGTGGTGAGTCATCGTCCCTTCTCTCCGTGGTTCCGTCCATCTTCTTTTTGAAACGCCTGTCGAACCCGCGAGACGCGATTTTTGCAACCCTGGCGCCGGGCTTTCTTCGCCCCGAGTCGCCGCGCAATCGACGGCATTTGGCTATATTCGCTACATCGGATTTGGTTTTCTTGCGAGCGCAGGCAATCAACCAGAGCGCGTCCGGCTTTGAATTTTCTCCAATCGCCAGCGGTATCGTGTGTTCGCAAATGAAATTGCCCGGCTCAAGTTTCCCGCCGCATCCGCAGGCGCATAGACCGCCCTGAGAGAGGGCAAGGGCGGCGACCTCGCGCTTCGTGAGATACCGGCGAGACGGCGAGCAAACATCGAGCCTCTCTTGAATGGCGGAAATCTCCGGCCTCATTTGGAAAAAACCACCCCGCGAGACGCCCCATATTCTCCAATAAGATCGATCATGGCGGACATCTCCTCAACACTCAGGTCCGAGGAGCTGTAGCGCAACGGAATGAAGCCGTCACCCTCAAAATTTGGGATTAGCCCCATTTCGGATCGCAGACCAGACAGGAAAACCAGCTTCCATTCCTCCGTTTTGAGAATCCGCCCATGCCACGATAGCTGTGTGGCGACCTCCGTCAGCATGGCCCACATTCGGTCATTCTGGAGCAGGGTCCGTTTGGGCCTCTTGAACTCTACCCGAGAGCCGGCCGGAGCAGCGTCAATCCAGACCTTGGCCCGTGAGCGAGCCGCAACGCCATTCAGAACGATGAGGGCTCTGGACATTTTTCAGCCGCCAGTAGGGCGTCCCTTGCCTCTGTAAGGCGAGCGAGGGCGCGTTCTGCTGCAGCAAGAGCGAAGCTCAACCAGCATGGATCGACAATGGCGCGGTCGGAATACACCATGGCGGTGGGCAAATGGACCATAGCCAGACTTGTTTTCGAGGCGGCCTCCTGGAGAAGATCAGAACGGGATTTCGTCGTCATTGATGGACTCCTTCGCTGTTTCCTCTCGTGCCGTGGCCACCCCTTCTCCATCCCGTCGCGGCGCGAGCGTAAAGAAGGTTCCCCGGAAATCGTCCGCCACGACCTCGGTGGTATATCGGTCCCGCCCCTCTTTATCCTGCCATTTCCGGGTTCTAAGGCGCCCCTCGAAGAACACCCGGTCGCCCTTTTTAAGATTCAGCTTCCTCATCATGTCCGCAAGGCGTCCGAACGCCACGCACTGAATATACTCGGTGCGCTCTTGTCTCTCTCCGGACGCCTTATCGGTCCACCGCTCTCCGCAGGCGATACGGAAATTAGCGCAGTGACCGGCGCCTACGGGCCTGTATTCCACGTCGGCTACAAGATTCCCAATCAAAGATACTCGGTTAAGCATGGCGGTCATGATCCTCATCAAGGGCTAAAAGAAGGATGTATCCTAGCAGGAGGATGATAATCAGTGTCGTCATGACACCGCCTCCCCGGCTATGGCGCTTAAATCCAGCTCCTCCCCTGCCCGCTCCACCGCCCACGCCGCCCACTCCACCGCTCGCGCCCACGCCTGCACCGCCTCCGCCGTTCCCGCCGCTTCCTTGCCCATATTTTCGCCGCTCAACCATCTATCGGCCCACGCATTCCAGCCCTTATCCTTATACACCTTCTTGGAGCAAAGGATCGCGAATCTAAACCGCTGCTCTGTCGTGACCTCGGGCAGCGGTATCTCCCGCACCGTCGTCAGCGACTTGCACCCGCACTTTACCTGCCCGTCTCTTACCGATCTCTCACCCTCCGCCTCCCACAGGCGGGGATGCCGAAAATCAGCGTGTATGGGGTTCAGCAACACCGCCACAAGCGGGTCCTCATACGCATGTATCCACCCATCCCCGCATAATTCACCCTTGCCCGTCCCGGAATGAGTAACGCCCTCTCCCCATTGAGTCTGGTTCTGGGTCCGGCCATTGCCGTCCGTCAGCTTATAGAGTCGCGTCATGCCTTGCTCCACCTATCTGTCTGGTTCCTACGGTGATCGCTCCGGCAACACGGCGTCTCCCGAATAAGACCACCGTCCGGCGTAGTAACCCTTGTTGAAATACCGAATCATCTGGGGGGTAAATCCTATGATGGCCCCAGTTTCCGGGTCCTGCTCCATTCCGACAAGGGCACCACCGACATGGGCGTCGATCTTTTTCTTGCGCATGAAGGGGTCCTGATCTTTGCAGGTGCCGCACTGAACCACCCACACATTCCGTATATTTCCCGCCCACAGTTTGTGATAGTGACCATAGAATCCCACTGCCGGCTTCTCCCCCCCGTCAAGAGCTTCTACAATCTTCTGAATCGAATACGAGACCGCATAGCTCGACCCGCCGCCGGGATGAACAACTGACAGGATGGAGGATTTGCCGCTATTCGCATTCATCAGGCGAACGTAGCCCTCCATGAATCCGAGATTCACCCAGTCGAACCTTCCCTCTTCCTGCATGATCCGCTCGGCGAATCTCCCAATGTCAACCCCCTCTCTCTGGGCGTACCACCCCTCGTGGTCATCTCCGGCCACGGCGTAGGTTGTGATTCCCTCGCGCTGTGGATAATGCTTCGCCAAATAACGGCATTGGGCCTCCATGCCGTGGACACGTAGCTCGTGCCGATTGAAGCGAGCCTCTCCATCAATCCAGTTTCCGGCGTTGTAGACAGCCTGAACACCGGCGCGCTCATAACGGTCATATAGATCGTTAAGGCAGTCCAGCCGCTCGTATTTGGAACATAAATGCTGGTCGCTCGATGCCCCTACCAGAAACGTGTTGTCCGGCCGGGACATCAGAATCGGCATGTTGTCGAGCGTCCCCGCCCCGCCCGGCAGTGGAATGGTCTTGTCAATTGTCCACGAGTCGCCGAATTGCTGAATGTTGAATCCCTCGGCCCGGAGGTCTTCCAATATCCCCGCTATCGCATTCCCACCAAGCCCGGTCGCCGCCTTGATTTGACCGACCGTGGCGCCGTCGCGCTTCTTCAGGAGGTCCCGTACCGATGCGACGGTAGAACCGCTATCCGTATTCTTGGGGACTATCGTGGCGGTCCCCAGCTCTCCGGAATCGTCATCGATGCCCAATGCCTCGACACCGCCCCGTTGGTTAAACCACGCCCTTAGCGTCGATCTTGATAGACCGAGGGCGTCCGCCGCCACAGAGACTGCCCCCAGATCACCGCTCCGCACAGCGGTTCCGGGCCGCGCATACCCCGCTTTAATAGCGTCGCGAATCGCATTAAGGCGGCGCTCGGTATCTTCAGGTTTAACGGGTGGCGTTGGCATATCCGCTGCTACTCCATTAGAAACAGTGCGCGCTCGGCCTCTCGGCGGCGCATGAGACCCTTGCTTTCGACGAACTTACCATCAATGCGCGTTTTGTTCCACCAGAGAAACGCATCGGCGGCATGAGATATATTCCCGTTCTCGTATTCCCTCACAACCGTAGATTTCCGGAACGCCTCCGCCCCGATATTGAATGCCAGAGAAACCATGGCGTCAAACATATTTTGGGTGAGGGGAGGGAATTTTTTCACCACCCGGTATACCTCCAACTCGAATCTCCGAAGGTCTGACCGCAATAATTCGTCCGCATGAGTCTCGGTGATCGTCAGTCCCGGATACACGCCCCCCGTGTGGCCGTATCCGATGGTTAGAACACCACGGACCGGCCCATCCTCGGACACCACATCGCGTCCAGTGGCATCGTCATACGCAACAAGCCGTAGTTTTTCAAAGCTCTTTATGAGGAATAGCCCCTTATCTCCTATGCGCATGGCCGCACCGCTCCTTTGTGATTTATGGTGAGTCTCAACTCTCTACCGCCTTCTTCGCCAGAGCGCACAAATCCAGCGCCTCCACCGCCGCC